CAGGAGGCGCGGCCATGGGCTACCACCGCGCCGGATTCGACGTGGTGGGCGTCGACATCGAACCGCAGCCCCGCTACCCGTTCCGGTTCGTCCAGGCCGACGCGATGACGTACCCGCTAGACGGATTCGATGCCATCCACGCCAGCCCTGTTTGCTACGCCTGGTCGAAGATGCGGGACTGCCGCCCCGGCTCCAAGAATGACCAGCCTGACCTGATCACGCCTCTCCGGCCATTGCTTCAAGCGTCAGGGCTGCCGTACGTCATCGAGAACGTACCCGGGGCACCCCTGCGAAATCCCGTGAAGATCTGCGGGACCGGGCTCGGCCTTCGCGTCCAACGGCACCGGCTCTTCGAGTGCGGCAGATTCGAGGCGTGGAGCGTGCCGTGCGCTCACGGCCAGAACCCGTGGAATCCCGCCTACGGGCACGCGACCGGCCGGAAGCGCCGCAGGGTGCCTGTCATCGGCGAGTGGCGCACACCCCGGCCACTCCAGTTCGATGCCATGGACATCGGCTGGATGACGCTAGAGGAGCTGACTGAGGCAATCCCGCCCGCCTTTACCGAGCACATCGGTACCCGGCTCCTGCAGCATCTCGCGCTGGCGAGGCCGGCATGAACGACGGCCCGCGCACCACCCGCCCCGTCACCGCCCGCGACGCATGGCAATACGACGGCACCCCCGCCAGCGCCGCCACCATCGCCGCGCACGCCGGCAAATACCTCGAACTCACGCCAGACGGCCCCGTCATCACCGCCGCCAACGGCACCCGCCACCCCCTACCGCCCGGCTACTGGGTCATCGACTACGGCCCCGGCGACTACGGCGTCATGTCACCCGGCGCCCGCGAACGGCACTTCGGCGACGGCAGCCCCGACCCGGTCGTATTCGGCGCGCAGCCGCGCGTCAAGACCGTGCCGGAGGTACTCGGGTGAACGGGGAGCTGGCGCACGGAGCCACGGGCCGGATCGTTACCGGCCGCCAGCGCGTGACAGAACCAGAAGCCCTCACGGGCATCGTCATCGAGAGCAGGACGCCCGAACAGTGGGCGCAGACTGTACGGGCCGACCTCGGCCAGGCCGTCGCGGGGCTCATCGCAGCCGGCCGGCATCTCAGGCAGGCCAAGGCTCAGATGAAGCACGGCGAATGGCTGCCATGGATCGAGAAGGAGCTGCCCGTTACTCCGCGCACCGTTCAGATGCTTATGGAGATATCGGACCATGAAGGCCTCTCAAATACGAAGCACGCTTCGTATTTGCCCCCCCACTGGATGACGCTCTATGAACTTCGCAAGATGAAGCCGGAGTGGCTCGCTGCCGCCATCGAAGCTGGTGACATAAACGCGGAAACTGAGCGGAAGCACGCCGCCGCTGTTGCGACTGAATATGCAAAGCAGGCCGCGGTCGAAGCCGCCAAGTCGGTGCAGCCCGGTCAGTGGTGGCGGCTCGGCGATCACCTGCTGTACTGCGGCGACTCGGCATCCGATGCGTTCACGTTGCAGGTGACGGGCCAGTTCGCGTTCGCTGACCCGCCGTACAACGCGGGCAAGGCGGACTGGGATGCCGGATTCAAGTGGCAGCATGACTATCTGACCGAGGTAGCGGACCTGGTAGCCGTGACACCGGGCATATCAGCCATTCCTGATTTCATCCGCTCAACCGCGATGCCCTACCGCTGGTCAATGGCCGCGTGGATAACCAACGGCATGACCAGGGGCGCTCTCGGATTCGGCAACTGGATTTACGTCGCCCTGTTCGCCGAAGCGGAAAGCATCCACCGTGAGATGCAGGATCACATGCGCATCTCGGTCAGCCAGGCCGCGCCGAGCACGCGGCACGAGTCCCGCAAGCCGGCCGAACTGCTCGTCAACCTCATCGAGGCTTTCACCGAACCCGGCGGTACGGTAATCGACCCGTTTCTCGGCAGCGGCACGACCCTCTTCGCCGCCGACCAGGCGGGACGCAAGTGCATCGGCGCGGAGATAGAGCCCGAGTTCTGCGCCGAGATCATCACCCGCTACCAGAACTTCTGCGAAGGCGAGGCCTGCCCGCTGTGAGCACCGTGTTCAGCCAGCAGCGCATGGACGACAGCAAGCGCGCCCACCTCGCCGCGCGGGCCCAGTTCTATCCGCTGCTGTTCCCGGGCCGCGCCCTGAAGTTCGAGGACGTCACCAAGACCGTGCAGGACCTGGAGTACGCCATCGACGTCCAGGTGGCTATCGACCTGCCGCAGCTGCGCGCGCCGCTGCGCCTGTCCATCCAGGAACGATGGCGGCTCGACCTTGCGGCCCGCTCTTACGGCGACGTCACTGTCACCGAATGGAACCTCGACACCGATGAACCATCGGAGCTGCACAAGCTAGGCGCGCACCTATTCGTCTACGGCTTCTACGACAAGGAGGTTGACGTAATCCCGGCCGCCGTCGCAATCGAGGTTCCCCGCATGCTGCGGGCTATCTCGCTCGGCAAACTCAGCTACACGAGGCGCAGGCGCGGCGATCAGAGCTTTGTCTGCTTTACGCTGTGCGACCTTGAGGCGATCGGCGCAGTCATTCTCAAGACGTCGGTGTTACCGATGCCCCGCTTCCAGACGGACGACAAATTCGACAGTGACCCGGCGGTTCTCCGGGCGGGCACGGCAGCCATGGGCCTTTACTACCGGTGCGGTATCTATGTGGCGGGGCAACTGCTGGACGGCTTCGTGCCGTCCGAAATTGCCGCCCAGTACGGTACGCCGGAGTGGGTGAAGCGGCTGACCGATGCCGTCTTGTGGGAGCCCGTCCAGGGTGGCTACTACATGCCGCTGTACTTCGCGCACGGCAACAAGACGCGCGAGAAGGTACTGGCGGAACGCGAGGCAGCGTCCGGACGGCAGCAGCGATGGCTGGAAAACAGGAATAAGTCCAGGTCATCGCAGAGACGAATCAGTAACGCATCTCATAACGCGTCTCATGATGCATCTAGAGACGGCGTTAGAGACACGACCCTACCCCTATCCCTACGGGATAGCAGCGGCGGCGCCCCGCCACGAGGCGCGCCGTCGCGGCGCGCCGACTCCCGCACCGTCGCCGACGCCATGGCCCTGCCGCCAGGCCACCGGCCCGCATCCGACCAGGCACGCCGCGCAGCCGCCGAGTCCGCGCGCCGCAACCTCGCGAACGGCAGGCCGCCGTAACCGCCTTCGACCCCGGCGGACCCTGCCACCGCTGCGGCCAGCCCGGCCACTGGCAGGACGACCCCGCCTGCCCCTGGCTGCAGCCCGCCCCCGACAAGGCCGGCCACCTGGCGCGCATCGAGGCCTGGAAAAACCGGTACTGGGATTTCGGGATAACCGCGTGGCAGAAACAGCAGTTCATCAGGACCGAAAACGAAATGGAGAAAAAACGCAAATGAGCATCACGATATACGGCGCATCAGACGACCTAGTTGAAGTCGCGGGCTGCGAAGGTGCAGACGAATTCAATGTCCTCGAAGACGAATGGCAGGCCGACCTCGTCGCACCCGACGGCACGCAGATGCGCGTCGCCGCCGAGTGGGGTTACGGCGACTGCACCGGAGTCTGGTGCATCCGCGTCAGCCAGGTCTGCGACGAGCACCCGCTTCCCGGATGGCCGGTCACGATCACCCAGCAGCCCGCGATGAACCCGGACGACGTCGGCTACAGCCCGCTGCTCACCATCGATGCGCCTGAGGGCACGAAGCTCGCCAACGTCAAGCCGGAGCCGGAGTCGTGACCGCCGCCTCACCCGCCCGCGCCGCCAGCGAGGAGATTCCCGTCCGCCTCGTCCGGCTCTGGCTGTGCGACCCGTGCCTTGACGGCGCGGGCGGCGAATGCCACACGCCGGGCTGCGCGCTGTGGATAAACCGGGCACCCGACCTGCCGCTTCGGAAGAGCGCGTTCGTCACCATCCTTGGCGCGCAGGATGAGGCGACTGCGCCGGACAGCCCCGGCCGCGCCGCCTACGAGGCGTTCTACGACGCCACCCCGGCTGGCCGTGGCCTGGAATGGGACCATGACCAAGTCGCGCAGCTGCGGCCCTACTGGGACGCCGCCGCGCAGGCCGCCATCGAGGCTCACCGCGAGCTGAACGCCGTAGCACCCGTCCCTGCCGGGACGCCGCGCTGCCCGCGTGATCACGTCAAGCGGGGCCGCGATATCGAGATGGACCGCATCCTGGCGCCGGGCGGCGGCTGGTCGTGTTCCGGCATCCTGCTGGACGGCTCGGACTGCGACTATGCGACTGGCGCACAGCCAGCCGCGCCCGAGCTGGCCGCCGCGATGGCCGAAACCCGCGACGTCCGCGACGGCTACGCGGCACTGTGCGGGGAGTTCAGCGACTCGCCCCAGTCCGGCCAGTCGGCCCGCATCAGCCTGACCGTCCTGAACCGGCACCGCGAGCGCGCCGGACTGCCCCCGCGCAGCCCCGCCCCCGCAGGCGAGCGGGAAGACCTCACGATGCGATACCGGCGCGAACGCGACGAACTCCGCGCAGCACTCCGCGAGGCGATCGCGCACGTCGAGCCAGTCGATCAGAACAGCGAGCTGGCCATCGCGAGGTGGCAGGAACTCGCGGGACAGGAGGACCCGGCATGAGCGGACTCCCGGCCGACTGGACACCCCCGCCGCGCAGCCTGCTCTACGTCAGGCCCGTCCCGGCCGAGCAAGGCGGCGGCCTGCTCATCGGCTGCGACTGCGCCACGGAAACGCACCTGGTCATCGACGGCCTTGACCAGCTCACCGAGTGCCGCGAAATGGCGTTCACCTGTGACGGCTGCCAGTCGGTGACCTGGTTCACTGTCGGCCCGGCCGCCGAGATCGGGCAGCTAAGCGTGCCCGCGCCGGACGTGCAGCCGTGACCGCCCCCGCCTGGCGCAAGTCCCGCTACAGCGTCGGCGGCGGCGCCTGCGCCGAAGTCGCCCCCGGCGTCCTCGTCCGCGACAGCACCGACCCGCACGGCACCGTCCTCACCGTCACCGCGGCGGCGTGGCGGGAATTCACGGCACGGGTGAAGGGGCAGGACCAGTGAACATCGACTGCGACGCCTGCGGGCTGCCCGACCTCTACGACGGCACGGGCGACGGCATCGGCTCGTGCCAGTGCCCGCGCTGCGACGGCGGCGAGGCAGCGCACAACTCGGTGCTCTGCATCTGCCCGCCGGACGACTACTTCGACGACGGATCGATGGCCGATGTAATCCCGGATGACTGGTGCGGGGAGACGCTATGACCATCGGCACCTGCGACTGGGGCTGCTGCGACGAGCCCGCCACCAGATGGCGCTACGACCCGGACACGCGCCTGATGCTGCCCGTCTGCGAAGGCCACCGCCCCGACTACGTACTCGCCGCGTGAAAGGACAAGACCATGAATGACGACCTCACGCCCGTCGCGGTGGCCCGCGCCTTCTGCAGGATCCGCGGCATCTGGTGGGGCCGGCACAACGAAAACGGGATATGGCTCGCCACCAAGCCACGCCGCCGCTTCCTGACACCCCTATCGCAGCACGACTCGTTCTACATCGCGATCTGGCGCCTGAGAGCGCGCCTCGTCGTCAGGAACACGAGGAAGCCATGACCGTCAACTGGGAAACCCCGCCCGCACGCGGACGCGAAGCCGCCACGCAGGTCACGGCATGAGCCGCATTCCGCCCGCGCCGGAATCCGGGCCGCCGCTGTCCTCGATGCCGCCAACCGCCAGAGAGACCGAGCACACCGGCCTCGAACGCCGCAGCGGCGGCGACATCCTCGACCACGACCAGCGCCAGCGAGTCGAGCTGATCAGGCACCTCGCCGGATCACACCCGTCCGTCCGTTACCTGCTCGGCGTCATCGACGACATCGCGCCAGGGAGGAGATGACCATGACTGACGCCGTCAACCGGGAAACACCGCCCGCACGCGGGCACGAAACCATCGGCGACTGGCTCGGCGACCACTGGGACCACACCACCCACGCCGTCAGCACCGGCATAGAACACCTCGCCGGCCACGACACGGCCACGCCGCCAGCCGCGGCCGCCATCACGACGTCCGCGGAAACAGCCGCGGCCAGCCCCGCAATCACACAGGAGACGAACGTGAACCTGACCGAATTCCGCCAGATCGCCGAACGCGTCGAGAACATCGGCGAGGAAACCATCACCCACATCGAGCAGATCCTCGCCAGCCCGGAAACCCGCACCATCCTGCCCCTCCTCGCCCAGGCCGCCGGAATCCCCCTGCCACCCGGATTCATCACCGCACTCGGCGGCATGCTCGCCACCGTCGTGCCCCCGCAGCCAGCACCGCTAGCCCAGCAGCCGGCAGCATGAGCGTCAGCCTGAAGGCCGAGGACGTCCGCGAGCTCCTGCGCGAATGTGTAACCGTCGTCCAGCCCGGCGAAATCCTCGTGCTCAACTTCGATCACATGAACATGCAAGACGCCCAGCGCGTGCGCGACCATATCCGCGCGTTCAACATCGACAACGGCACCGCCCTGAAGGTGCTCATCGTCGCAGGCGGCATCGAACTCGGCGTCGCACCCGACCCCGAACCCCGGGCAAGCAGTGCCTAAACGCTGGTGCGCAGACTGCGGCGCTCTGTTCGACATGGACAGCGCGCCCGGCCTGCGCTGCCCGCCATGCCAGCGGGTACATGGCCAGCGCACCGAACGGCAGCGGGCAGCCATCCGCGGCACCACAGCACAGCGCGGCTACGACAGCAAGCACCAGCAACTGAAAGCCGAACTGCTCAGGCAATGGCAGCCAGGCGACCCCTGCGCCCACTGCGGCCAGCCCATGACAAGCAAGACCGGACTCGACCTGGCGCACACTGGGGACAGGACCGGATACCGCGGGCTCGCCCACGCCGCATGCAACAGGGGAAACCGGTGAGCATAAGCGCAGGTGAAGACAATGCGTGATGTCCGTTATGGGGTTTTTAACACAATTTGCCCCCATGACCCGCACCCGCCCCTAAATCCCCCCCGGGTACCATCCGGGGCTGTTTTTCGGAGGTTTTAGCCATTCCCCGCGCGAAAAAGCTCCCCGGGACCGCGGTTGACCCGCGTAACGGCCAGCGGGCGGCCCTTCCGGCTGCCGCGCTCGAGCGGTTCTCGCTGCCGCGCCGTGCTGACGGCCGGAAGTACGATCTGCGGACTCAGCGGGCGTGGAAGGCGCTGTGGGATGACGAGCGCCTGTCGGCGGCGCTGTCGCCGGTTGACCGGGAGCTGCTGATCCGGTGGGCGCAGGCGGTTGACGATCACGTGAAGGCGACGGCGAGGGCGTGGGAGTCGCCGATCAGCAAGGGTTCTATGGGCCAGGAGGTGGAGTCGCCGTTTTTCGGGATCGCGGCGAAGGCGCTGGCGGCGGCGGAGCGGTGTGAGGCGCAGATCGGAGTGGGGGCGCTGAACCGGGCGCGGCTGGGTATCGCGATCCTGGCGGAGGCGCGGTCGCTGGCGGACTTGTCGGCGGCGTTCCCGGGCGATGCGGGTGATGCGGACGGTTCCCGGTATGCCGACCCGCGCTGAGCCGCCGTGCCAGGGCTGCGGCTGGCGGCCCGGTACGGAGCTGCGGACGACGGCGCCGGGGCGGCGGGAGGCGCTGTGGCCGTCCGAGGGGGCGCGCGGCTGCTGGTGGATTGAGACGTACTGCGTGTGCGGTGAGGGCGACTGGTACGGGAAGCGGATCGAGCTGCGGGATGACCAGAAGCTGAGCCTGTTCCGCTGGTACGAGTGGTGCGGCGGCTGCGGCCGGTGGCGGCGCAATCACTGGATCCGGACGGAGGCGACGGGCGGCGGCAAGACGACGTTCATGGCCGCGGTGATGACGCTGGACCTGGCCGGGCCGCCGGAGATCTCGCCGGTGTCGCCGGTGATCACGTCGGCCGCTAACTCGTGGGATCAGGCGAACAAGCTGTTCGGCGCCGCGTCGATCATGTGCGGCGGCCGGGAGGGCCACAAGGTTGACGAGTCGCCGCTGAAGGGCTATTTCGAGGTCTACGACTCCAAGATCATCCGGGCGGACGGCAAGCCCGGTGAGATCAACCGGGTTGCCGCGGTGGCGGGGACGAATGAGGGCGGCCTGCCGTCGACGTTCGTGTGCGATGAGGTGCACGAGCTGGGCGACGCGGACGGTACGGGCCGCGTCCGGGTGCACGTGGTGATCGGGAAGTCGACGAACAAGCGGCAGCTGCGCTGCGAGATCCCGGTGAGGGACGCTGACGGCAACGCCGCCAGGCGCACCGTCAAGCGCGGGCCCGGGCGGATCATCGACATCAGTACGGCGGGGTTCGATGTGGACACGTCGTTCTTCGGCGGACTGTACAAGCACGGCAAGAAGGTGCTGGAGGATCCTTCGGTTGAGCCGGGGTTGCTGTTCGAGTGCTGGGAGTCGCCTGAGGGCCTGGACTTCGAGCGGGAAGAGGACCGGCTGGCCGCAGTGCGAGCAGCGAGCCCCGCGGCTGGCGTCCTGTGGGATCCGATGGACCGCGTGCGCGAGTGGAACAACCCGAAGACGCCGCATACCGACTGGACGCGCTACTACGCGAACAGATGGGAGAAGATCCCTGAGGATTCCTGGCTTATCGACCATCCTTCGGCGTGGGGCAAGTGCAAGGGCGAGTGGGAGATCGCCGGGAATGAGCCGACAGTGCTGACCGTGGACATGGCGATGTTCCACGACTCGGCCGCGGTGGACGAGCTGGCGCTGCTGGGTGACGGGCGGATCGCGGTGACGGCGCGGATCTGGGAGCCGGGGCACGGGAAGATCGACCATCTGGAGGTGTGGCGATACATCAAAGCTCGCGCGCTCAAGCTAGGCCCGCGGTTCCGCGGGGTCGCCTACGACCCGAGGTTCTTTGAAGTCCCGGCGCTGATGCTGGAGGAAGAGGGAATCGGGGTTATCCAGTTCGACCAGACTTCAGGGCTGATGGTGCCGGCGTGCGGCGAGACGTTCGACGCGATCATCGACCGGAAGCTAGTGCAGAACGGGGATATCGAGTTCGGCCGGCAGGTGATGGGGGCGGCGAAGCGGATGCAGCAGGATGGGCGGACGTTCACGCTGTCCAAGGGGAAGTCCAAGCGGCGGATTGACGCGACGATCTGCATGTGCATGGGTGTTTACACGCTGAACCGGCTGCCTGCGGCGGTGGAGTGGGCTGACACGGTGTGGTGATGGTTATCTCCGCTGGTGCTGGTTTACACTTGCGTCAATCCGGCTGCGTGATTGGAGACCCGTGGCCTCTGCCGCTTTGCGTGCCCCGGCGGTGCTTCCGCCGTGCCCGGCTTGCCGTGGCGGCGGTGAGGTCAACGGTGTTGAGTGCCGGGAGTGCGAGGGGAGCACGCGGATCGTGCCGCGGTCGCTGGCCCGGTCGCTGCGGAAGAGGCTGCGCGGGCTGGGCCTGGCTGCGGCGGGTCCTGCGGGGACGCTAGTGCGGTGGTCGGCGACGATTCCGGGTGTCGGCGGTGCGGCGGCGGTGACGTACGGGGTGACGGTGATCGTGCACGCCGTGTGGCACTGGATTCCGGGTTACGGGATCGCGGCGCTGGCGGCGGGCATCTTCGGCCTGCTCGCTGACCGGCGGCTGTAATGGCGGTGTTCGCCGGCCCGAGGGAGCGCGCGGCGGATTCCCGTGCCCGTGAGGAGCGGGTGGCGTCGCTGGCGTTCATCGCGCCGCCGATCGGGGCGCGGATCAACGCGGTGCAGGAGACGTTCGGGGTCGGCTCGACAGAGCAGGCCAGTTATCACGACACGGTGTGGGCGTGCCGTGACCTGATCGGGTCGATGATGGGCATGCTGCAGCCGTGGGCGTTCAAGCTGCCGCCGAACGGGGTTCCGACGCCGATGCCGGGGCCGGGCATGGGGCAGACGGCGGACACGCCGCAGAAGATCGTGAACCAGCCGCGGATCCTGAACGAGCCGGCTGCGGACATGGATATCGGGGACTGGCTGTACGCGGCGACGTTCGCGCTGCCGCAGGGGAACGTGTACGGGTCGGTGGAGGCGCGGGACCGGCTGGGCTACCCGACGCAGATTGAGCTGCAGGATAACGCGAAGGTGCTGGTCCGCAAGCTGCGCGACGGGTCGAAGGAGGTCCGGTTCGACGGGCAGGTGCAGGACCCGGGCACGGTGTGGCATAAGACGATCTTCCGGCCGCCGGGGCACCTGACGGGGCTGTCGATCTTGCAGTACGGGCAGCGAGCGATCCGGCTGGGATTGAACGCGGAAGACTTCGGCAGCAGCTTTTTCGAGGACGGCGCGCACCCTAGTGCGATCTTGTCGAACGAGAACGCGAGCCAGATGAGCCAGGCCGACGCGCAGACGATCAAGCAGAAGTTCATGGCCGCGGTGCACGGCTCGCGTGAGCCCGCGGTACTGACGGGCGGCTGGAAGTATGACCAGATTCAGGTGAACCCGACCGACAGCCAGTTCCTTGACACGCAGGCATTGAGCTCGCTGAAGGTGTGCCGGTATTTCCGGGTGTGGCCGGAAATGGTGTCGGTGACCATGCAGGGGTCGAACGTCACCTACGCCAATGTCGAGCAGCGGGCGCTGGACTTCCTGACGTACACGATGCAGCGGTGGATCACCTGGTGGGAGCGGAAGCTGGGGGCGATGCTGCCGGCCGGGCAGTACGTGAAGTTCGACCTGTCGCCGCTGCTGCGGACGGACATCCTGACGCGGTGGACAGTCAACCATGCCATGATCGCCAGCCGGGTCAGCCCGCCATCGGAGGTCCGGACTTTCGAAGATATGGCGCCATTGACCGAGGAGCAGAAGGCGGAGTTCGCCGCGCTCTCGGAAATGCCCCTGCTGCCGCCCCTGACCCGCCCGGCGCAGGGAGAGTAACGAACGGAGGCCGGAATGGACCGTGAGCTGCGCCGTCAGCGGCGGATGGCGATGCGGGGCGTGCCGGAGCGGCTCGGCCTGTCTTTCGCCGACGGGAATATCGAGATGCGGGCGAAGCCGAACGGGACCGCGGCCGGGTCGAATTTCGAGTTCAACGGGTACGCCGCGGTGTACGGCAACTGGTTCCAGATGTGGGATCCGCACGGCGAGCCGTATGAGGAGAGCGTGCGCTACGGGGTGTCGAAGCGATCGCTGAATAACCCGAACCTGGACGTGCCCTTTTTGATCGGCCACAACGATGCCGGGATCCCGCTGGCGCGCACCAAGAGCGGCACGATGCGGCTGTCGGAGGACACGACCGGCACGCACGCGCATGTCCCGGCGATGGACGGGCGCCGGGAAGAGGTCCGCGCGCTGGCCAGCGCCGTTGAGCGCGGCGACATGGACGAGATGTCACTGGCGTTCGTGTGCACCCGCCAGGAGTGGGATGAGGGTTTCGAGCGGCGGACGATCGTGGAGTGGGACCTGCACCGCGGGGATGTGTGCGCGGTGGTGCATGGCGCGAACCCGGGGACGGCGGGCGCGTGGATGACGCCGGTTGAGCAGCTGTCGTTCCGGCGGCCGGTGGTGATCGGCGGCCCGGTGCTGCTCGAGCGGCGGGCCGCGATGTCGCTGGCCATGCAGCACGGCCATCCGGGCGTGCCGTGCGCGGATCCGGACGGCGACGGCGACTGTGACCTGACGCCAGAAGGTGACACTGATCATGACTACTGGTCG